TTTATGACATCAAATGAGATTGATAAGTTCACTCCTAAAGAAACATCTGAGATAGTGATGTGGTCAAACAACCTGACCTATAATGAACCAGTCAATGAATACATTGCCATACTAAAGGATGAACACATCAAGAGGTCAATAGCATTAATCGTAACTGAGCAATCATTAGGTCTAAGTAATACTGATGGATTCACAACTGCCACATCAATCATTAAATCATTGACCAGCCTACTTGATACTGGAAGCAATTCAGATAACATCATTGACCTATCACAATTGACTAACGATGAACGTGAGGCATACTACAGAAGAGCAGCCTTAACTCAATCAGGTAAGACTACTGGACTTGAGACTGGACTCAATGCACTCAATAAGTTTACTGGTGGATTCCATCCTGAGTTCATAATCATTGCTGGTAGACCAAGTATGGGTAAGACTGCTCTTGCACTCTTTCACGGAATGAAGAGTGGTGAGGCTGGTATCTATTTCAATCTTGAGATGAACAAGAGTCAACTATGTCAGAGGCTAATACTTCAAGAGGCTGGTGATTTAATCCACTCATCAAGACTTAGAGATGGTAACCTTAGTCAATCTGAACTACATTCATTTGAAAAAACGATTGGCAGCATAGAGAAAGCACCATTCTTGATTTACGATAAGGCAAGGTGTGGTGTACACGAGGCAATAAGGGTAATGAAGAGAGAGCATCGTAAAGGCAGATGTAAGTGGGCAATCATTGACTATTTGCAATTGATGACCATAGAAGGCTTTAGAGGAGGTAACAGAGAGGCAGAGGTAGCTGAGATAAGTAGAACCCTAAAAGCAGCACAGAAGGAACTTGGGATACCAATTATAGCACTTGCTCAGTTGAGCAGAGAAGTTGAAAAGAGACCTGATAAGAAACCAATCCTATCTGACCTGAGAGAATCAGGTTCATTAGAGCAAGATGCAGACTCAGTTGCATTCGTTTGGAGACCATCATACTATGGTCTTGAAGATGATAATGGCAATCCATACACCAATCATATCTTCTACTTGTTTGAGAAGCATAGGCAAGGTGCTACTGGTGTTGTTGAGTTCAGGCACTCACCCAATATGACCAACTTTACTGATGTAATTACCCACGATATAGGCAGCACATTCTTACCACAACCAGCTAAAGACTTACGACACTATGCAGACAAAGATTGGGATAAACCATTCTGAGTATTTGAACTACTTAGATAAGCACCTTACTGAGCCATTTGTAATGCTTGATGAGATGAATCTTACCTATGAGCAGTTTGAGATTCTATTCAATAACTCTTACCCATTTCGTCAGATGTGGTCAATTGAATGTGACTTGACCTATTACGAGATAAGAAGTGGTAGGTGTGAGTATGCTAAGGTGTATCACGGCAAGATATTTTGCACCAATAAACGATGCAAAACATAATCATAAAATCACTATATTTGTGGCACTATGGAACAAATGAAGAAAGAAAATAGGGGTGGTAAGAGACTTGGTGCTGGTCATCCTTTTAAGTATGGTGAGAAGACAATCAACATTACATTTAGAATACCAACTTCGCATAAGGAACTCATCAAGGTAATGGTCAAGCAGTATCTTGATAGGGTGAGTGATGAACATAAATCAAACAAACCAACTAAACCTGAACAACATTATGGCTGCTGAACAATCAAGCATTGAACTAATCTTTGAGAAACAAAACGAACTTACCATTGATGATTTTAATCTATGGTTGATATCTAACTATGAAGAACTGAAAGACCAGCATAAGATTGAGGTAATGGGCGCATATGACATTGGTCAAGAAGATGCATATGAGAGTGGATTCTCAACTCACGGGTCATCTGTATTTTATAAAGAGACTTATGGATAGTAAGCAGTTAGCAGTTGATTGGCTGGTTGAAAAGATTAAGTTAGCTAAACCTGATTTCAAATTTGATGCATTGATTAGAGAAGCTAAAGAAATGGAGAAGGAGCAAATTGTTAAATCCATTATTGAAACAATTGTAGGTTCTAATGAAATTTACGATAAAGAATATCCCGAAGTAAGAAAAGTTGCCGAATTTTACTACACCTCAACCTATGGAAAGTAACCTACTACTTATACCTTGTGCAATTGAATCAGTTGCTACAAGAAGAGACAAAACATTAAAGGTAGTCATTGGTACACAAGAACTATCACCAGCAAAGGCAGCAGAGTTATTCAACCAGTGGACATCAGGTGTAGGTGTAATGGCATTCAAAGGTGAGGCATTCAATTACAATGATGAGGAACTACTCAAGTCAATCAAGATAGATGCAGAAGAGATGGGAAGCAAGACACCCAGTCAAAGGTTGAGGTCTTGCCTATACGTATTATTTGAGCGCAACCCTGAAGGATATCAAGACTTTAATACCTACTATGCATCAATGATGGATAAGTTCATTGATATGGTCAAGAAACGAATTGACACCTACCAACTATGAACAAGACCCATACCATACAAGATTCAAGTGGTAATAAGTTAATTGCCTCTCATAAGGATTCAATCATCAATCTATCATTGCTACTTGCTGATGGTAAGAAAAGAGCCATAGGTCAGATTGATAAGGTCACAAGAACTCTAAGGCTTGTAAGGTCACGAGGTAAGCATCTGATGAGAGTAAACAATTCATATGGCATCAACTACTATCTAATAGAGAATGGTCAGACCTTTGACAAGGTTGAGATAGTTGATGAGCAGAATACTTGGGTAGTGCCTAAAGAATATATCATTGAGCATTGCACCACGATGAACTTCAAGACTCAGGGATTTGAACTACAGAAGTTCATTTCACTTGACAAACTAAATTCTTTCATAACTTTGTAACTTCAAACAGATACCTATGCCACTCATTCAAGGTGATACCTACGAGGTAATCAACAAGAACATTCAGAAGTTGATTAAGGAAGGATACGAGCCTAAACAAGCAGTATCCATAGCATATGCTGAAGCACAAAAATCAAAACGTAAAAGATGAAAGTATCATTTGATTTTGATGGTGTGCTGGAGACACCACAAGGTAAGGCATTAGCAAAAAGAAAGATAAACGAAGGTGACCAAGTATATATCATCACGGCACGACAAGAATCAACAATGTCAAGAAGTGTTTATGAGATAGCAAAAGAGTTAGGTATACCAAGATTGCACGTTTATTTTACCAATGGTAAGGATAAGTGGAACACCATTAAAAGACTTGGTATAGATGTTCACTATGATAACAATCAAGAACAGATTGATAAAATAAAAGAGAATACTGATACACGAGCCGAAAAATTAAGTTATGAATAGTCAAGAAGAAGTTAACAAGGGAGGTAGACCAACTAAGTACAAGGAGGCATTCAATGACCAAGTCTTTGAAATGGCTCTTCTTGGTTTATCAGATAGCCAAATGGCAAACATCTTAGGTATAACTGAGCAAACATTAAACAATTGGAAAACCGAACACCCAATGTTTTTTGAGTCGTTAACGCAAGGGAAAGAGAATGCAGACGGCAAAGTGGCAAGGGCAATGTACAAGAGAGCATTGGGTCTTACAATCATTGAGGAGGCTTTGACTAAGGATGGTCAGGTAGTTCAGTTGAGAAAAGAACTTCCTCCTGATACACCAGCAGCAAAGCATTGGTTAGCCAATAGACAAAGAAAACTTTGGGCAAACAATGGTGAGTCAACATTCAATACGACTGAGCCACTAATCATCATACGAACTGAGGGAGACAAGGATGAATGAGTTTCAAACTAACCAAGAGGCAGACTACTGCATATGATTTAGCAGTCAATGGAGTCAAGAAGGTTATAGTGTTTGGAGGCGCAATTCGTGGAGGTAAGACCTACTGGTTGCTGCTAACACTATCATCACTCTGCTTACTCTATCCCAAGTCAAGATGGGTAATCATTCGTAAGACATTACCTGACCTCAAGAGAACTACCTTTCCATCATTCTCATCAATACTCAATGATGGATTGTATGAGTATATCAGTTCGTGGAATCGTGAGACCAATGTGGTTACCTTCACCAATGGCTCAGAGTTAATCTTTATGGCTGAGAGTTATGACGATGACAAGGACTTGAATAGGTTCAGAGGACTTGAGGTGAATGGTGCTGGACTTGACGAGGTCAATGAACTACAAGAAGCAACCTTCTATAAGGTTCAAGAACGTATAGGCAGTTGGAATAAAGCTATAGGTCAAGTACCCATTGTTTGCCTTGCCACTTGCAATCCAGCTAACAACTGGGTCAAGTCAGTAATCTATGATAGATGGAGGAGTGATACACTACCTGACAAGTGGGCATACATCAACTCACGCATAACAGATAACCCATACATCAGTCAAGAGTATCTTGATTCATTGAAGGAACTGCCACCAATCCAGTATGCAAGATTCGTAGAGGGTGATTGGGATGTGATGGATGAGGTGAGTAATCCATTCTTGTATGCTTGGGATGATGATAGACACATAGATGATTCACTAAGTCTTAATCCTAACCTACCAGTATTCGTATCTGTGGATTTCAACATCAACCCACTCTCAGCACTAATCATCCAGCAGCATACCACTAAAGGTTGCTCAGTCATTGGTGAGATAAACATAGACAAGGGTAGCATTGATGCATTCTGTGATTACGTGGAAGGATTGAATATACCAAGAGGTATGCTAAGAATAACTGGTGATGCAATGGGCAATGGTAGGAGCATTCAGCAACGTGATAACTCATCAGCCTATACCCAAATCAAAAGAAGGTTACACCTTGCAGATTCACAGATTATCATACCAGCGAATCCTACCCACTACAATAGTCGAATAGACTGCAACAATGCACTAACTCGTCTTGAGATAAAGGTGAACTCAGTTAGGTGTAAATCATTCGTGTATGATTGTAAACAAGTCCAATGCAATGCTGATGGAGGAATCATTAAGAGCAATCGAAAAAACTTATCTGAACGTGCAGACTTTCTTGATTGTTTCCGTTACTTTGTGAATTCAATTTTAAAACGATACCTATGAGCATTTGTTCACCTTGTTACGACTCAGGCAGTTATGTAGATGTATGTGCTACTGGTCTGACCTTTGGGGTAGCAGCACCTGACACCTCTTACCTTGTGTGCATCCAGTATAAGGCTACTGGTCGCATTCAGACCTTTGTAAGCATTAGTGATGAGTTCGGTAACATTACCATTGAAGGTGTGTTGATTGACCCACTACAAGGCTATACTCTTTGGATAACAACTGATACACCAAATGGTACAAGGCAAGACCTGACCATAGGTGCTGACACCTATACTTGCATTGACTTTAGTATTGCAGTTAGTGATAGTGAACCATCAATAGTTAACCTGACCAATGAGTAAGCTATCTGCAATCATCAGAGGGTGGTATTACTACCTGACTGCCAACAAGAAGTCAAGGGAACTCAGCAAGGGTAGGACTGCCATATGTAACAACTGCCAACATCGTTACAAGCCACTCAACATATGTAACTCTTGTGGTTGCTTTCTTCCAGCTAAGACAAGGGTAGAGGATGCACAATGCCCTCACGAATACTGGTGAGATATGGCTAACTTCATTATCTTACAATCAACCCTAATTGAATACAATAAGAGTATAGAAGATGAAGAGTTACAAGAACTATCTGCAATTGATTTAGGTGACTGCAAGGTGCTGGTCAATGTCAATGCTATTATGATGGTCATAGAGAATCAAGGAACTACAATACTAACCTTAACCAATCTTGATAGGTTGGTTAGCAACAACACAATAGATGAAGTTATTCAGAAAATTAATGCCTCACAAGTTGTGGCATCGATTCAATAGATGGTCAACCAAACAATCAAGTTACAACTTGGTAAAGGTATTTACTCAAGATGGCTACAACTACCTAAGATTCCCAAAGGAGACCAATATGCCATTAGAACGATTCTCAATGTCTATGGCATTACTTGAGAGACTTAGTTCAGGTATTAGTGGGTCAGAGATGGATATGATACTTGAAGCTATGGAGAAAGCATTGAGTGCTGGTCTATCCAATCCTAAGAATGCTGCATTGGTTGCTACCTACATTCACATCATACGTGAACGTCAAGATACTATTATACATCGTGACCTACTACTTAACATTGCAGCAACTTGGATAATCAGAGATGATGAAGACCCTACCATCATCAACAATGATATTCACAAAGAGAAACTTGAAGTATTTGAAAAGATGTGCAATGGAGGTGTACACGATTTTTTTACACGAGTGGCTATAGAGCCGCTAATACCCTTAATGTCTATGTCAGCAGAAGATATG